CTGTACTTTTTACTTGTATAACCATACCTTTGGCATTGATAACACCACCAGTTGTTTTGGGTTGAATCTCGTCAACGAATAATTTAGACAATGGTCAATACTCCATTTACTGTTAATGTTTTGTTTGTGGGAATTGTGTAATCCCCTGCAACCATGGCTCTTTCTCCACTAGCAATCGTTACATTGTCAGTAGCTGAACTTCCATTAATCCTGATGCCATCTCTGTAGACAGTTGAACTAAACTTATCCCCAGTTACTGAACCATCTGTAGGTACTACTGAATTGCCTACCTCGCCTAAAGCCAAGATGTAATCAATCGTGTCTGCTGTAGTTAGGTTCTCAGTAAAGATAATGTTTGACCCTGATACACTATAGGCGTTGTTAGGTGCTTGAGTTACACCATTGACTGACACGATTAGTTGTTCTGCCGTTGCAGGGTTGAATGATGCAGTACTCTTAGTTAATGCAAAGGTGTCTGTCGTAGTGGAGATAGTAATACCATCTAGCTGAATGAACTTACCAGTAAGTGGCTGATTACCTATGAATGGCATGGCTTACTCCGTTGGTTTCGTTGGAAATGTAATGTTACTCAAGGCATCATCACTAGGTGTTTGACTTGTTATGTCTCTCAAAGCTTGTCTGTATGTTTTCCATTTAGCAGACATTGTTACATCAGAGTTACCCATGTAATCTGTTTCAACTAGCAGAGCATCTCTTTGACTTCGTAGGTATGCCATACGTCTGTTAGGTGCATCATTATCCCATGCAGTATTTCTTGCATCATATTCTGCTTGTTCTGCATCAGTCATTTCTTGTAGCTGACCATCAACCATTGTGTTTACGTTTGCCATACTACGTCCTTACTCCATATAATTTAACTGTACCACTAGCTATGTTACCAGAGTTAAAATGCAACCTAAAACCATTAATAATACTTGTTCTATTAGCTCCTGCTAACATACCATGACTTTTTGTTGATTGGTGGTCACCACTAGTATTATATAGATTATTACTGCCAAAATAATTAAAAGTAAAAGTTGAACTGTTTACATTTCTTAAATTCAAACTACCAGTTATATGTTCACCAGTAGCATTTCCAATAGGAGCTACTGTTAGTCTACTAACTGTTGAACCATTTGAAGACCCATAACTACTGCCACTATTACTACTATTTTCATAACCATATATACTTCCAGTTTGTAGTGTACCACCTATAAAAACTTTAGTATCTAAATGTACAGCATTAGTAGCTGGAGCAAGATTATAGTCTAAAATATATTCATCATAAGTTCCATTTATGTATGTAGATGAAATGTCATATTGTGCTACAGCACTTGATATGGTGTCACTAAGAAGTAAATCTCTATAACCACCTGCACCACTTACAGTTCCACTAAATGCATAGGTATCTGCTAGGTTCATTGACTCAGCTTGTATTTTACTTAATGCCATTCTATGCTCCTATACTGACGGACAAAGTTTAATGAATTGTAATTTTGTTGTGTTCCAATCTGATCCACCTCTTACAGATAAATTACCACCACTTGAAATACGAAAAAGTATTCTAGTAGTAGAGGCGTTTGTAACATTAAAAATATGAGTTAAAACAATATGACCATGAGAGCCTGATGCCCTACTATTTTGATACCCACCATGTGTCGCTGTAAAATTACTTCCACTATCTGTAGAGTGCATTATTAAAACACCACTAGAATTTCTAGCTGTATCAGGTTCATAAAAAGCAAAACTTAATGTTACATTCCAAATGCCAGTTGAGGGAAATGTCCAATGACCACTTGATGCACTCATGCCACCATTTTTATTTGCAGTACCATTAGAAGTTAATCTTGTCCAAACTAAATCTAAATCGTGGTTATTACCCTCTGTAATGTCTCCAGTATGGTAGTAAAATGTTTCTATTACACTATTAATTTCTGATGCACTACTTGACCCAGTACCACCATTAGCTACTGGCAATACACCAGTAACCTTTGATGTAAGGTCTACTGCACTACTAGCTATCTTGGCTGTGCTTACTGAGCCATCAGGGGGAACAGTTGTTTGTACTGCTCTTGCTAAATAGATTACATAAATATCATCTGAACTTACAACACTACCAGTAAGACTAACTGCTGTACCATTCGTGCTATATGCAGATACTGGCTCTTGTCTTACGTTATTTATATACAATGCTATGTCATTGGCATTAGCGACTGCATGAGTTAATGTAAGGCTTGTGCCACTAGCACCAGTTAAGTCTTGCTTTATAAGACTTGTAAATGCTGTATCTGCTTGGTTTCCTATATATGCCATTATGTACTAATCGAATCCACTCTTGAAACCCATACATCTAAACTAGATGCTGTGCTTGATTGAAAAAACATTCTGTCTCCATTTTGCACCACCATCTTTGCACCACCATCTAATAACTGTAGTGACGATCCACTTGGAATTGGTGCATCTTTAATTATGTAATGTACGTTAGATGAGGTTATAGTATTTCCCATTCCAGTATGTGCAGTACAATAATAATATAATGTTGTTGGAGTTGTTGACGTAGTTGTTAAAGTAAGAGTTGCACCTGCTTGACCTTGTGTTCCACTAGTAACAACATTAGTTGTATAACCTGAGCTGTTAGCACCATTAGCTTCTGTTGCTAAAGCAAAAACATGTGACCCACTACTTATCGTATTACTTGATAAATCAAATGTATAAGTAAAACCTTTGTATATTGTTATAGCTGGTTTAGTTTGACCATCTATTAAAAAATTACTACCTGATACAGTTACTGCAAATGTAAAATCAGAGCCATAACTAAGAACACTTGATGTCATAAAACATGATGCCGTTATAGCATTGGCACTTGTGTTTGCCATGTTAATACCAATGATCGTGTCATCAGAATTAAAATCTGCACCACTAGGAATATCATCAGGTATTGTACCTATCCCAGTTAGTATATCTCGTTCAAAATCTTGAGCCATATTTTACTCCCTTATAGAGCCACAGCCATTGCTGTAGCAAATCCCTTAGTTGAAAATGTTGATGTGTCTACTGCTTCAATAGCTACCCAAGCAGAGCCATTATAATACTTTAAACTTTGACTAGTTGAATTGTAATACAAGTCTCCAGCACTTACTGTACCACCACTAGGATCAGAAGAATGAGTTCCTTGATATACATTAGAAAAATCTGTGGCATTAGTTTCTGCTTGTTGTGCATAATACTTTGCAGAAAATAATGTGCCATCTACTGTACCAGCAGTATAAGTTGCCCAATCTTTAGCAGAGTGTTTGCCAGTATTAGAACCTCTATCTATTGCTCCAACTGCATAACCTTTTGCAGAATATTCATCTCCAGTATTTACATGAACTGTTGCACTAGGATTAGTTCCACCACCTAACGCCCATTCTTTAGCAGAACCACTTACGTCAGTTACACCAGTACCACCTACGGCTTGTGCTTTTGCAGAAAAATCAGAAGTACTTGGCACAACACCATCTACTTTAGTAGCGTAGTTTTGTGCTTTAGTAGCATTGTCAGAAGCATTATTAATTGCAGTTAAATTATTTGCAACTGTAGTTACATTACCATGTATATTTGCCACAGCAGATATATCGTTTGCTTTTGTATTTAAATTACTTAATGCATTAGTAGCAGTTGTGCCATCTTGTAAATGTGCCAATGTTGTAATGTCAGCAGTAATACCACCTAATGAAGATATGTTTGAAGATATGGTAGTTAATGAAGTTGCATCAGTTACAGAAAATGTGGCTTCTGGATTTCCAGTAGAAGAATTAAATCCTAAAAGTTTTCCTAATCTATCGGCTTTAGCTGGTAGTGTCATATCTACAGATGTTGGATCTTGAACAGGAGCTTGTAAGGATCTTGCATCTCTTTCTTCTCTATCTCCAAGAGCCATTGTAATAGTATCGAAATCATTTTCTAAAGATGATGCTGTAACATTTCCACCAGATGTATATAGAGAAGTTCTAGCTAAAGGTATGTCTGATAAGATTGTTACTGTAGTCGCATTAGAAGGAGCTGTAACAAACACCACAGAGCCAGTTCCAGTATTTGATAGTCCAGCTCCACCAGATCCATTTTGTACAGCATAATTAGCTGATCCTGTCCCTTGAGTTTTTAAAACTCCATCAACATAAACTTTGATATCTGATATTTCATTGACTTGAAATGAAAAAGCAAAAGATGTTGTACTACCATTTCCAGTTAAAATAGCTCTTCGTAAAGTATCATTTACACTAAATGTTGCCATACTCTATACCTTCCTTATAGTGATTGTACAGTAAAAATAAAATTGTGTCATCTCAATTATCTTTCCTAGTTTACTGCATTTTCTAAAATTTCATCTCTTTGTCTTATAGCTGTATCTAGGTCAGCTTCACTTGGAGAATTGATCATAGGTGGATTTTCTCCAAACTCATTTTCGTAACTTTCCCTTTGGTTTTTTACAGCTAATAAATCTGGATATTCTAAAAACATAAGTTTCTTAGCTATATCTTTGTATTTACTATCTATTCTTCTTAAGATAGTTATCTTATGTTTTCTATTTGAGGATACTAATTCTGGCTGTACAGTACCTTCAAACATTTTAAGATAGCTTTCTTCTCCATCTCTTATTTCAAAAGCTCCATCAAATTCAGTTTTACCTTCAATTATATTTTTAAAACTCTCTATTGCAGTAGGGATGTTTCCTTCAGATATTTTATTTTTATATTTAGTTGCCATCGGATTATTATATAACTCAATATATCTTTGATATTGTTTACCAGATAATTCCAACATAGGTTCTCCCATGTTTTTAGGTAGGTTATTAAATCCTAATCCTATTCTATTAAGTTCTGTATTAATAACATTCCCAGCTTTTTTATTTATAACTCTGTATGGAATAACTGTTTCCCATATTGCACCATTTGTCTGTTTAATTGGTTCATTCCATCTATTAGTTTTATCTGGTAAAGTTTTTGAAAAATAAGGCATCCTTGATCTAAGCCTGTTTAAACCTTCGTAATGTCCTTTAAGAAATGATGGCATACCAATAGTCGGAATATATCCATATCTATCTTCTGGCATAACATTAGAAGCTTCTGGACTAACGTATCTTTCTACAGTACCAGACATTCCTTGACCGAATAATCCACCAGTTCCAATTTGCTGTGCTATTGTTCCACCAGTTGTTGTTACTTGCTTTGCAATAAGTTCCATAATTCTTTTAGATTTACCATCTTGAGTTTCAAAACTAGATCCAGCAGTATCTATCAAGCTTCCAATAAATTGTGTCATAGGAAGGGATGTAGCAACGTATCTTGTACTAGCAATAGTTGTATTTAAAAAAGCATCAAATAATTTTTCTTGATCATTAGTATATCTCATTGTGTAAGCTGTATCTGCAAAGAAACCAAGTACACCAGATAAAGGATCAATACGTTTATAACTTATCCAATCCCAAGTTCCATCGTCTTTTTTTACTCCTATAGAATATGGTTCATGTGTTTCTAACCATGTTTTTCTAGCTTTAGGATTTGTTTCTCCATATCCAGTTATAACAACATCATCTGATATTAATCCAGATGAAAGCATCATTGTAGTAGCTCCCATTCCAGATCCTAAACCTATCTTAGCAAGAGCTTGTTTTCTTTGTAATGCTGATCCATTTATTAATTGATCTCTCATAACAGATGGCAATAACAATGCCATTGGTGTTCTTTCCATAATTCTTTGCACTATCTTTGTAGGAGTTTTATAGAAAGGTATAAATATTTTCATCAATGGATTATTTAAAATAGCACTAGCATTTGGACTTCCGAGCAGTCCTTCTAAATCATCTTGGAAAGTAGCCATCTTAGCAAACTGACTAGCTTCATCAAAAGCTGTTTGTGAGTTTAATGTTTTTAAATGTGCTTTCTTTGCTTCTTGATTTGCATAATCTTCTAATGTTCCTGTAAAACCTTTAGGAACTTTGCCTGTATCTAGAACAGCACTATAAGCATCTTTTTCAGCTCTTATAGATAATGCTTCTAATTGCATACCTCTTTGTAGTGCTTTAAACATATCATCCATTGCTAACATAGGTCTGTAACCTTGCAATCTCATCATAACACCAAAGCCATCTGCAAAATGAGCAAATGCATTTTCAGCAGTTCCACCACCTTCTTCAGTATTTCTAAGTCCATAAGCTTCTCTGCTTATAGCTTTCATATTACTTTCTAATTTTGTTGATGCTTCTGTCATACTTTTTTCATGTCTTAAAGCATACATTCCAGCTTTAAATGCTTGTGGCATATATTTGAATTGAGCCTTGAACATAGCCAAAGCTTCAGCACCTTCTCCACCTAAAGCTCTTTCAGCAATTAATAATTGTTGAAATGCTAATTGACCAGCAAAGTTAAATGAATGAGTTAGGGGATTAGATAATAAAGCTGATTGAAATATTTCAATTAAGCTATCTCCAGCTTTTTTAAACAAGCTATGTTTTGCAAATTGATTTTTTTGCATACCAGAAGGAAGTCTATTGTACATGGCTAGGAATTGTCTTAATCCTTCTTCTCCACCATATGCTTCAACAAACTCTGCTAGATTAGATTCATTTATTACAGCAGTACCAGTTAATCCACCATCTACAGCTTCTAGCATAGAACTCATAGCACCAACTCTATTTGCAGTAGGGGATGATATAATTTTATTTGATACTAATGCTCTTCCTAAATCTTCCTGTATTTTGTTAAGTTGAATACTGGCATAACCTTCTATTGATATTGCTTGTGAAGCCTTTGCCAG